CCGGACGGCAGCACCATCGTCTACAACGCCACCCGCACCTCCCGACCCGCGTTCGACGCCACCGAGCTGACCTTCTGGACTCCCGCGATCAGCAAGGCCGGGACGCTGGAGCAGAGCTACCTGTCGACCACCTTCCCGCCCACCTCGTCGCTGACCGTCAACGTGCGCAACCCGGCGTACGGCGCTACCGGCAACGGCACCACCGACGACACCACTGCCATCCAGGCCGCCGTCACCGCAGCGAAGGCCGCCGGACGTACCCTCTACTTCCCGGCCGGCACCTACAAGATGACCTCCAACCTGGTGCTCGACTGGGACTACGCCACTGTCATCGGGGACGGTGCGAACACGGTCCTGAACTTCGTGGGTGCCGGGCTCCTGGTCGACGGAAGCGCAGCCCACCGCTTCCGCACCACGCTGCGCGACCTGCGGATCAACCGCACCGGCACCGCCGGGCCAGCCCTGTACCTCAAGGGTGGCGGCGCAGCCTTCGGGGTGGCGCGGTTCACCATCGACAACATCGACGTGAAGGGGTCGACCGGCGACGGCCTCGAGATCGCCGGGTCGTACATCGGCACCGTCGTCGGCTCCTACTTCCGCGAGTGCACCGGCCGGGGCGTCTACATGCACGTCGACCCGATCCTGGGGACAGCCTTCGTCGCCGCCGTCCTGTTCCATGGCGGTGAGATCCAGTCGAACGCCGGGGGTGGCGTCGAGGTCAACGGCCAGTGTGGGGCCAACTCGTTCTACGGGACCTGCATCGAGGGCAACTCCACGTTCGGGGTGAAGGTCAACGGCGCGTTCAACACCAACTTCTACGGCTGCTACCTGGAGACCAACAGCGGCACCGCTGACTTCATCATCGGCGACACCGCGTCCAACACCGGCGTCATCATCGACGGCTGCTACATCGACAACGGTGCGACCGCGAAGACCAAGGCGGTCGCGCTGACCCGTGGCGTCTCCGTCTCGGTCACCAACAACTCCTTCGTCCGGTACACCACCAACCCGCCGATCTCCGTCACCGAGGCCAGCGCCGGTGCCGTGCAGGGCCGAGCCCAGAACAACACCCACGACGGCGCCGCCACCAACAACGTGATCCTCAACGGCGCGGCCCAGTTCTCCTCGATGGGGATCGTGTACCAGGCGTCGGCGACCCTCGACTTCCCGTCGATCGCGGCCAGTGGTGGCGTGCAGAACCTCACCATCACCGTTCCGGGCGCTGTGCAGGGGGACACGGTCACCGTCTACCCCCTGTCGACCACCTTCCCGCCGAACGGGATCATCCTCACCGGGTCCATCGGCTCGGCCAACACCGTGACCATCCGCGCCACCAACACGACCGTCGCCGCGATCGACCCGGCAGGCGGCGTCGTGGTGGTCGCCGTGCACCACTGGCTCGGCTGAGACACGCCGGGAATCCGAGGGTTCCGTAGTCAGAGGGGTCCTGCGGTTGTAGGGTCTGTCCCAGCATCGTCCGAGTGGTCTTGGAACCCAGTGACCTGGCAGCGCGAAGCGCGCCACCTTTCTTCGAAACGTCACAGGAGACCACGATGGACCTCACCACTCTCAGCCTCGACGAGCTGATCGCGCTGGCCGACGAGAAGCGGACCCGCTTCAACGAGATCAAGGCGCTCAAGACGCCCACCCGCGCAGAGATCGCGGAGGCACAGACCCTCGCCGCCGAGTTCCAGGAGATCGAGCAGGTGAAGGACGCGCTGGAGGGTGCGGAGCCCGCCACCGAGGAGGAGACCGCCGCGCTGGCCGAGCTCTCCCTGGACGCCCCCGAGTCGGAGGGCGACGAGGAGGAGGACCCGGACGAGGAGCCCGAGGTCGAGGCATCCGCCGAGGAGACCGAGGAGGAGGGTGAGCCGGAGGTCGAGGCCGCAGTCGAGCCGGAGCCGGAGGCCAAGCCCGCCAAGAAGGTCGCCGCCGCCGTCGCCACCAAGACCCGCGCCAAGGCCACCGTCACGCTCGCCGGCAACCGCCCGGTGGTGCCGCAGACCGAGAAGAACATGGTCACCATCACCGCAGCCGCCGACACCAACTTCGCCACCGGCTCCGAGCTGGACCTGGGCCAGGTCGGCCAGGCCGTGATCCACCGCCTCAAGGGTTTCAGCGAGCCGAACGGTGACGGCGAGACCGAGGACCTGCGCATGTACCCGGTGGCGAACATCGCCGTCGAGTACCCGACCGAGTTCCAGGTCAACCGGGGCATGGACGAGGAGGCCATCGACGGCATCCTCCAGCACGCGATCGACGAGACCCGCCTGGAGGGCAACTCGCTGACCGCCGCCAACGGCTGGTGCGCCCCGTCGGAGACCCTCTACGACCTGTGTGGCGGTGAGGTGGTCGACGGCATCCTCTCGGTGCCCGAGGTCCAGGTGAACCGTGGTGGCTTCAAGCACACCACCGGCATCGACTTCGCCACCATCTTCGCCGGTGTCGGCTTCCTCCAGACGGAGGCCCAGGCGATCGCCGGAACCACGAAGACCTGCTACGAGGTGCCGTGCCCGACGTTCGTCGACGAGCGCCTGGACGCGATCGGCCTCTGCATCAAGGTCCCGATCCTGCTCGAGGTCGGCTACCCGGAGGTGGTCCAGCGGATCATGTCCGGGTCGATGATCGCCCACCAGTACAAGGTGAACGCGAGTGTCATCACCCGCCTGCTCACCATCGCCGGTGCCGCGCTCGACCCGACCCCGGACTTCGCGTCCCTGACCGGCGAGCTGCTCAACACCCTCGACATCCAGGCCGAGATCATCCGGCAGAAGTACCGCCTCGGCGCCACCGCGACCCTGGAGGTCGTGCTGCCGGTGTGGGCCAAGTCGGTGGTCCGCAACGAGCTGGGTCTCCGCAACGGCCGTCCGCCCGAGGCCGTGTCCGACGCCGAGATCATGGCCCACTTCACGGTGCGCCACTTCAACGTCCAGTTCATCTACGGATGGCAGGAGCTGGCCGGGACCGAGCTGACCTGGCCCGCCACCCTGGAGGCGCTGATCTACCCGGCGGGCACGATCGTCAAGGGCGTCTCGAACGTCATCAACCTGTCGGCCGTCTACGACGCCGCCTCGCTGGCCACCAACATCTACACGGGCCTGTTCTTCGAGCAGGGCCTGCTGCTGGCCAAGATGTGCTACGAGGTCCGTCGAGTCACCATCCCGGTCACCGCCGCGTTCACCGGCAAGACCGGCGCCGCCAGCCTGTGAGCCTGACCCTGGGAGCCGGTGACGCCACGGCCTGCTCCCAGGGCACTCTCACCGAAGGAGGTGGCAGATGACGACCAGCAGCCTGGAGGTCGCACCGGGACTGTTCACGTCCCCGGAGCCGGCACCCGTCAAGGGCACGCTGCTCGACGTCGCCTCGACGATCGAGGGACGGTTCTCCAGCCAGGACACCACTGGCATGTTCCCGTCCTACAACTGCATGAGCGTCGACACGCTGGCGGTGCTCCCCTGCCCGCCGAACTTCCTCGGCGCTCCCACCCAGACCGCACCCGCCACCGCCACCACCGGCGGCACCCTGGCTGCGGGCACCTACCGCGCCAAGATCACCGCGATCAACACCCGTGGCGAGACGGTCGCGTCCGGCGAGCAGTCCCAGGTCACCACCGGCTCCACGTCGACGGTGACCTGGAACTGGAACGCGGTCGCCGGGGCCACCGGCTACAAGGTGTATGTCACCAACGGCGCGACGAACTCCGAGACCTTCCTGGTCCAGGTGGGCGCCGTCACCACATACGTGTGGACCGGCACGCCTGCGTTCAGTGCGGGCAACGTCGCACCGCCCACCAGCAACACCGCCACCGTCCCGGTGATCAAGTCGTTCAACGACGGGCCGGTCTGGCAGGACGCGATCAAGTTCGCCGTCTACGCCGGAGTCACCTGCAAGATGGTGGGCTTCGACGCCGAGGACGCCTTCCGCCAGATGCAGCGGGCGTTCACCGCCACCGAGTCCGTCGGGGTCGCCCGGGCGCTGATGATCCAGCGGTTCGTGGTCTCCGCCGGTCACTGGGCCGCGCCGACCGACATCACCCCGATCGCCGGCGCGGTCGACCCGGGCGTGGGCCTGGCTCTCCTGGAGGGCCACGCCATGAACAACTACGCCGGGCAGCCGACCATCCACATGGGCCGGACCATCGGCTCCCTGGTGACCCGCAACGGCCAGGCCGAGATGCAGGGCAACATGCTGGTCTCGAGCCTCGGTTCGAAGATCGCAGCCGACGCCGGGTACGAGTTCCCGAACCAGGGTCCCACCGGCGCGGCACCGGCCGCAGGCGAGCAGTGGATCTACGCTTCCGGTGAGGTCACGGTCGCCCCCAGCGAGATCATCCACAAGGGTGGTATGGACCTGGTGGAGACCACGGACTCGAACCGCTTCCGCGCCCTGCTGGAGCGGGCCTACATCGCAACAGTGGACTGCTACGCAGCAGCCGTGAGAGTGAAGGTGCAGTGATGGCTGACGAGGTTCTGGTCCCCTACGGCGAGAAGCCGTCCGAGACCGCGACGCTCCTGCTGGGTGCCGCCGACGAGCTGGACCTGGAGCCCTTCGTGGTTCACAACCAGCCCGAGGACGGCGGGTTCCGGGTTCCCGAGGAGGTCGCCAAGAAGGCGAAGCTCAAGGGTGCGGACTCCGACGACGCCGAGGCTGTCGCCGAGCAGGCACAGAAGCAGGCCGAGGCCGACCAGGCCGCAGCCGACAAGGCACGCGAGGAGCAGGCGAAGGCCACCCAGTCGCCCCAGTCCGACGACAAGCCCAAGACGACCCGCAAGCGCGCCGCCAAGAAGTCGACCAAGTAGGAGCAAGCCATGACCGTTTACTCACTCGTCCGCGGCCGGGTCATGCGCGTGACCAGGCTCGACGGCTGCGGCAACAAGGTGCTCGGCCCGAAGAACTCCGTCACCTCTGACGGGTTCACGACCGCTGCTCTCGCGGCGAACACCGACGAGGGTGAGACGATCGACGTCACCAACGCCGCCGGGAAGCAGTGCATCCTCGACGAGCCTGCACCGCGCCCGACCGGGTTCACGGTCACCCTCACTTTCTGCCAGGTCGACCCGGAGCTCTACACCCTGGTCACCGGGCAGCCGGTCGTGTACGCCGCTGACGGCACCACGCCGGTCGGCGTCGACGTGAACTCCGACGTCGACCTGTCCACGTCGGGCTTCGCGCTCGAGCTGTGGTCCTCGGTCCCGTCCAACGCCTGCGTCGGCGGGGTCCAGGAGTACGGCTACTTCCTGCTCCCGTTCCTGCGGGGCGGCAGTCTGGGCGACGTCTCCATCGAGAACGCCGCGATCACCTTCACCATCAACAACGCCGTCACCAAGGACGGCAACAACTGGGGGGTCGGCCCGTACAACGTGGTCAAGAACGTCTCGGGCGTCGACTCCCCGCTCAACGTGGCCCTCTCCACCAAGAACCACCTGCACCTGGAGAAGACCGCGACGGCGCCGCCTGCCGCTGCCGGTGCCGCCCAGCTCGGTGTGCCTGCGACCACTGCGGTGGCCGGCATCCCGGCGACCTTCACCCCGACCAACTCCTACGCCCCGCTGAACCTGGCGGGTGCGATCGCGCTGCCGCTGGTGGCCTCTCCGGCGACCAACTGGACCACCGGCCAGTACGCGCTGATGCGAGACGGGTCGAAGATCAACTGGAACGGCACCACCTGGGTGGCAGGCGTCCACGCCTGATCCCTGGGGGGCCAGGGTGTGGCCTCGACCCTCCTACGTCCTTCCGAGGGTCGAGGCCACCGGCATGAGAAGGTGAGCCCATGACGGTGACCATCCCGGAGCCCGACGGCTGTCCCTGGCCGATCGACCCGGCCTGTCTGGGTGACGAGTGGGACGCCAACTTCGACGAGCCGACCCAGACCCGGGCCATCGCGCTGGCCTCGAACACGCTGCGCCGTCTTACCGCCTACCGGGTGGGCGGGTGCGCGGTGAAGATCCGCCCCTGCTCCACCGTGTGCAGCCCCTTCCTCTCCACAGCCGTCACCGGCCAGCCTCTCGGCTTCGTCCCGCTGAACTGGAACGGGGCCTGGACCAACTGCGCCTGCCCCGGTCCGTGCGGCCACGGCGACCCGGCGAAGGCGCTCAAGATCCCGCCGCCCGTCTACGGCGTCGACACCGTCCACCTCAACGGCACCCTGCTGGTCGAGGGCACCGACTGGCGCTACGAGAAGGGCTGGCTGTACGCCCTCGGCTCGACCAAGTGGCCGCTCACCCAGGACCTGTCGCAGCCCTCCACCGCAGCCGGGACCTTCGAGGTGGCCTACTTCGACTCGGCCCGCCCGGACGGCCTCGCCGCCTACGCGGCCGGGAAGCTGGCGTTCCAGTACGCCAACGCCTGCGCGGGGAAGAAGTGCGACCTGCCCGCCACCGTCACCGCCGTCGTACGCCAGGGCGTCTCCTACACCCTGGCCGCCGGGTCGTTCCCGAACGGAGAGACAGGGATCAGGGAGGTCGACGCCTTCATCGCGCTGTGGAACCCCAAGCACCGGATGCAGCGCACCACCGTGTGGTCGCCGTGACCAACTTCGTGATCCCCGAGACGCCGGTCGGCGCTGTGGTGGAGAAGCTCGCCACCTGCCTGTGCGCGCAGATCCTCGCCGACGGCCTCCCTCCACCCTGTCAGTGCGGGGTGATCGCCGGGGCCGGGGTCAGCACCGACGTCGGCCACTGCGACGAGGCCGACGGCCTGGCCTACGTCCGGCTCGTCAACACCTACCCGGCCAGCGAGGTGGGCGTCACCGACCTGACCCCCGGCAACTGTGCCACCGGCACCGGGTTCGACCTGGAGGTCGGGCTGTACCGGTGCTTCCCGCTGGAGGAGGACGGCACCATGCCGGACGCCGAGACCCAGCTCGAGTCCGCCCGTCTCCAGTGGGCCGACGAGCAGGCGATGCGGAAGGCCATCAACTGCTGCGAGTGGCTGAACGCCAAGGACTTCGTGGTCGGCACCTACACGCCGTTCGGCCCCGAGGGCGGGGTGCTGGGCGGGATCATCCCGATCTCCGGGTGGCTGCCGTGATCGTCCTCGAGTTCGAGCGTGTCGTGGTGATCGACGAGGGACTGTACGTCGGCAACGGCCTGGTCCACCGGTGGATGATCGGCGTCGGCAACCGGCTCTACCAGAACACGGTGCACAACGCGCCCGAGCGCACCGGAGCCCTCAAGGCCGGGATCACCCTGGACTTCGACCAGGACGCCCCCAGCCTGCGGGTGCTGGACGCCGTCGTCTCCTCCACCGCACCGCACACCCCGTACGTGATCCACGGCACCGCAGGAGGCGGAACCGGCTACATCTACCGGCACCCCGGTTTCGAGTCGGCGGTGAAGTCCCGGCTGGTCGGCAACGTCGGCATCGACACCACCGGCATGTGGATGCGGCTGTCGGACTCCCGCAACGGCCTGCACCTGCGGGTCCGGGGCCAGCGGCCGAACAACTTCATGCTCGCGGGCTACAACGCCACGGCCCGCACCCACCGTGCCCTGCACCCGATGTTCCCCGGCTTCGTGTCCTGACACTTTGACCCCGGGTCAAACTCCCGACCCCCCCAACACGCGGATACTCACATCGGCGGTGTTGAATCTCTATGCTCGGATCGAACAGGAAGGACGGACATGGAGTTCGACACAGCAGTAGCCAGAGCCAGGGTCGAGGACGAGGAGGAGGTCGCCTACCCGTTCACGATCGTGGAGCGGGACCCCGACACCGACGCAGTGCTCGACAAGGTCGTGTGCCACGCCTACCACCCCGGCGACGGGCAGGTGATCGTCCTGATCGCCGACACCATGGGACGGCGCTCCTCGACCAGCGACAAGATCGCCGGGATCATCGACTTCTTCACCGACGTGCTCGACGACGAGTCGAAGGAGTACATCGTCCGCCGGCTGATGGACCGGCGCGACCCGTTCGGGTTGGCCGACGTGGAGCCGATCGTCTTCTACCTGGTGGAGGAGTGGGGCGGCCGCCCTACCAAGCAGCCCTCCGACTTTTCGCGCTCGCAGAAAGTCGCTGGGCAGAAGTCGACGCCGCGTACCCGCAAGTCGACCTCGTCAGCCTCCCGGCGGACCGCTTCCTGAACTTCGTCTACGCCTTCTTCGTGAACGGCCTCACCAACGAGAAACGAGAGGAGTTCGACATGGTGCTCAACGCCCCGCTTCCGGGCCAGGACCCCACGTCGGTCTCCGCGTTCACCGAGGAGCAGGAGGCCGACTCCTGGTCGGCTGCCTACGCCCAGTTCGGCGGGTGAGTCGTGCCGCTTCGTGGTGAGTCGATCGGCACCGCCTATGTGCGTGTGCTCGCCGACGCCACCGGTCTCCCCGAGTCGGTGCGCGAAGGGTTCGACGACGCTGACGGCTCGTTCGACGACGCCGGGTCGGCCAGCGCGAAGCGGTACAAGAAGGCGTTCACCGAGGAGGTCGAGAACTTCGACCACGACGAGTTCGGCCGACGCCTCGACGACGCCTTCAACAAGGCGCTGATCAACGACGAGCAGGTCCAGCGCGTGATCAACGGGCCTGCGTTCAAGAAGCTCGAGCGCAACCTGGTGGCCAGGTTCGGGACGATGGGCCAGCGTGAGGCCGACTCCATGCGGGAGCGGTTCCTGCGGTCCGGCTCCATCGAGGGGCTCGCCAACGACGTCGAGAACATCGTGGCCAGGATCAACCGGAACGTCGACAAGGCCGTGCGGGCCGAGTCCGCTGCCGCCAACAAGGCACGCGAGGACATGCTCAAGTTCGAGCGGGACTTCAAGCGGTCCATGGACGAGGCCGAGCAGGTGTCCCGCCGCGTCAGCCGCGACAACGTCAACAACCTGGAGGCGCTGCGCCGGACCCTGGAGGGGATGCAGCGCCCGGTCACCGAGGTGGCGAGGGCGCTGTTCAACATGCGCACCGAGTCGAAGAAGACCGGGTCGCAGGTCGACAAGGACCGGCACGTCTTCATCCGGATGTCGCAGACCATCGACCACATGGCCGATGGGATCGGGTCCGCCTTCGGCAAGGGCAGCCGGTCGGAGCTGCTGAACTTCTTCGGGTCGTTCATCGCCAACGGTGTCAGGGTGATCGGGATCCTGCCCCGGATCCTCGGCAACCTGGGCGAGTTCACCTCCGGGTTCAAGGCTGCACGGGAGGCCGGGGAGACGGCGTTCGCCTCCCTCAAGGCCGGGTTCACCACGATGGCGAAGGACGCCGAGGGCTCCTCGACGGCGCTGTCGGAGATGGTGTCGTCCGGACTGATCTCGCTGCCTCTGCTGGTGGTCGCCATCGGGGGCATCATCTCGGTGCTCGGCATCGTCTCCGCCCTGGTGTCCGGGATCATCGCTGCGATCATCGCGCTGGCCTCCACCATCTCGTTCGCCCTGGTCGGCGCCATCGCCGCCCTGACCCCGGTGGTGGTGGCGCTCGGTGGCGCGCTGGGTGTGGCGATCCTGGCGTTCAAGACGATGGACAAGCAGACCAGCGTCGCTCTGCTGCACGCGATCAGGCCCTTCAAGAACGAGCTCAAGTCGCTGGGCGACACCGCCCGTGAGGGCTTCATGCAGACCTTCGACGCCGACCTCAAGGACGTGGCAGGCAGCCTGCGTCAGCTCAACCCTCTGGTCGAGGCGTTCGGTGAGGGGCTGGGCACCATCGCCGACCAGATCGCCAGCGGTCTGGAGTCCCCCACCTTCCGCCGGTTCACCAACCAGTTCACCAAGTTCATCCCCGACGCCCTGGAGACGATCGGTCACATCGGCGGCAACCTGACCCGCACCATGCTGGCGATCTTCACCGACTCGATCCCGCTGGCCCGCGAGTTCCTGGGCTGGCTGGACGACATCACTGGCGAGTTCCAGAACTTCATCACCTCGAACCCGAAGAAGGTGCAGGACTTCCTCCGCGACGCGGCCGACTCGGCGAAGGCGATCGGCAACTTCCTGGGTGCCGCGTTCCGGGTGCTCGGCGACCTGCTGTTCAGCACCAGCGGCAAGCAGGCCGGGGACAACATCTTCCAGTCGATGGCCGATAACCTGAACACGTTCGACCGGTTCCTCGACAAGCACCCCGACGCGCTCGGCGAGTTCTTCAAGAACGGCGAGAACGTCGCCAAGGACATCGGTGACGTCGCGGTCGCCATCGGTGACATCGCTGCCGCCCTGGACGACCCGACCACCCGGGCCAACCTCAAGGTGATCCTCGACACCGTTGCCGCACTCGGCAAGATCGCGCCTGCCCTGGAGGCCATCTCCGGGTTCGCCGGGTTCTCCGGTCTGGTCGAGGCGTTCAACAAGGTGAAGACCCCGATCATCGACGTGTGGGGCATCCTCCAGAGCATCGGCGACTTCCTCTCCAAGGACCGCTCGTTCCACATCAACATGCCCGACTTCGGCAGGCTGTTCAGTGGGCTCAGGGGAGCCGTCGGCGGACTGTTCGGCAACTCCCCCGACAACGCCTTCCAGATCAACCCGACCGGCCTGGTCAAGTGGATCCCCAACGTGCTCGACAGGTTCCGTGGCTTCCGCACGGGCGTGAGGGGAATCTTCGACAGCCTGCCCGACGTCATCCAGCGGCCCCTCCGGGCGCTGCCGGGCTTCGCCTCCGGGATCGCCAACCGCATGTTCAACCAGTTCTCCCAGCTCCCCGGCAGGCTCCAGCAGATCGGCGGTTGGGCTGCTGCGGCCAGTTCGTGGGGCCGGTCCCTGTTCAACAACATCAACAACGTCCCGGACCGGATCCGGTCGATCTTCGCCTCACTGCCTGGACGGCTCCAGAGCATTGGCGGCTGGGGCGTTGCGGCCTCGAACTGGGCGGCGGAGATTCTGTCCCGGATCAGCGACGTGCCCCAGCAGATCGTCGATATGTTCGCGGGCCTCGGCGCCCGGATCGCAGCGGCCATCGGAACCGTCGTGGTCCACGTCGTCACCGACGCGCCCGACCCGATCAAGGCCCTGGTCGGACCGCTGGCAACCTTCGGGCACCATGCAGCCGGAGGTGTGTTCGACAAGGCGACGATCGGCGTGTTCGGCGAGGCCGGGAAGGAGGCGCTGGTGCCGCTCGACCGCCCGCTGTCTGAGGTGGACCCGAGTGTGCGGATGCTGTCGGCCATCGCACAAGGTCTCTCGACAGTGGGTGTCACGCCGATGCCGAACAACCGGGGTCGCACCGTCAACGCCGAGTTCACCATCATCACGCCCACCGAGGACCCGGCTGCGGTGGCGCACGAAGTCGTCAATCAGCTCGTGGCGACCGGGTACTAGGAGGCAGTCATGGCATGGGACGGATGGTTCTCCTACGCGGGCAACGAGATCATCAACGCCGCCCGCACCGAGTGCTACGCGACGGGCGCGAACCTGGGCTGGTTCATCCCGGTGTTCAAGAACGACTCGCTCGGCCCGGTGCTGGGCGACTCCTACATCTCGCCGCTGGTCGACGAGGCGCCCTGGTCGGACCCCGACTTCCCCGAGTCGTACGGCTTCTACGGCGTGTACCCGCTCGAGGTCACCGGCATCGACGACTCGTCCCGCTCCTCCACGGTGACTGAGTCGATCCGTGACGGCGGCAACCCGGGTCGTCTGCGACACGGCACCAAGACGATGGTGTTCAACACGGTGCTGATCGGCGAGGACGACGCGGCCGTCTCCTACGGGCTGCGCTGGCTCAAGCAGGCGCTCCTGTCGGGACCCTGTGGTGGGGCATCCACGCAGGACTGCTCCGGCGACGACCTGTGCTTCCTGGACTCCGAGCCTCACGTCGACGTGACCGGCGTCCAGGTCACCGTCGTCGATGGGCTGCTGGCCCCGCCGCTGGACATCGACGACGGCACCCCTTCGACCGGCGGCACCGGCCCCGACTACGACGGCGGCATCGCCAACGACGACGGGGTCATCACCACCGACGTGGACGGCGGCACCCCGACCAGTGAGGGCACCTCCACTCCGGGCGTGGTGATCGTCACCGACAACTCCCCAGAGGACTGCCTGCCTCCGCTGCTGCGCTCGTTGCACAAGGTGGTGTTCAACGCCGGACCCACCGTCACCGCCAAGCGCACCACCTCCGACGGGGGCGCGGTGTGGACGGTCACCTTCACCGCTGTCGCCGGTGAGCCCTGGCAGTACGGCGCCGAGGTGGGTGTGATCGAAGGCTTCCTCGACCCTGCGGTCACTGTCCCCTGGGTGGGGGGCGTGGTCCCCACCCAGGGGACA